AGAAGTGTTACTTTTCAAGGTACAGGTACATTAACTAGAGGAACTGTCTAATATTAATTTATGTCAGTTATTGACAGGGCAAAATCTCATTTTGAGAGTCTAGGACTTCAATCTATTGAAGTTCCTGAATGGAAAGATGACGATGGCAAACCTACCAAGATTTTTTGGAATCCAATTACTTTAGCTGAAAAAAATAAATTACTTAAAACGACTGGCAATCTTAATGATGTTAGCTTACTTGCTGACATTTTAATTATGAAAGCTTTAGATAAAGATGGGAAAAAAATGTTTTCCCTTGAAGATAAACTTGCATTAATGCACAAAACCGATCCTGATGTTTTAGCCACCATCGCTAACAAGATGGTACAAGCTATCTCGCCTGACGAGGTAAAAAAAAACTAAAATCCAACCCTGAATTAAAAAATTTACTTATTGTTGCAGATAGGTTAAAAATAACATTATCCCAGCTTTTAAAAATGGAAGTATGGGAATATAATTATTGGTTAGGTTATTTGATGCTTGAAAATGAAGAACAAGAAAGACAAGCGAGAATAGCCAAACATGGAACATATAAGTAATGGCACAAAATTTAAAGATAAATATACTTGCAAAGGATAAGACTAAAGCAGCTCTTAATGGAGTAAGAGGAAGATTAGCTGGTCTTAAAAATGCGGTATTTTCTTTAAAAGGTGCTTTTGTAGGTCTAGGTGCTGGTCTTGTTATTAAATCATTTGTATCAACAGGAAGAAGCATTGAGGACTTAAATGTTCGATTAAAACAATTATTTGGCAGTACACAAGAGGGTGCAAAAGCTTTTGATGTCATGTCAAAGTTTGCAGCTAGAGTTCCTTTCTCACTAGAGCAGATTCAAGCCGCATCAGGTAATCTAGCAGTTGTTGCTGGAGATGCTGATAGACTTTCAAAAATATTAGAAATTACTGGTAACGTAGCAGCAGTTACAGGAATAGATTTTAATGTAGCAGCCGAACAAATCCAAAGGTCATTTGCTGGTGGTATAGCAGCAGCCGACATCTTTAGAGAAAGAGGTGTTAGGGATATGCTTGGTTTTAAAGCTGGTGCAACTATATCAGCCGAAGAAACAGTTAAAGCATTTGAAAAAGTATTTGGTAAAGGTGGAAGATTTGGTGGAGCAACACAAGAATTATCTACTACATTTACTGGTACATTATCAATGTTGGGCGATAAACTTTTTAATTTTAAAAAGAATGTAGCTGGAGCACAATTTTTTGATGAACTTAAAAAAGAATTTAAAAGTTTAAACATATTTATAGAAGAAAACTCTGAAGATTTTGAAGCTATTGCAAACGCAATAGGAAAAGTTTTAACAGTTGCAGTTAAAGCATTTGCTGCTGCTGTTAGAGGTGTTGCAAGAGCAGTAGGATTTTTAAGAGAGCAATATAATAATCTATTAAAACTATTTGGCAAAGAAATTACAATAGTAAAAGAATTTAAAAAAGCAGAGCATCACGCAACAGAATTAAATATTCAACTTACTAAATCAAAAACAATATTAGAAGAGGTTAATGAGGGAATTAAAAAAATTAATAAAGGATTTAGCATTTCAAAAGAAGTAGTTGGACTAATCAAAAGTGGAATATCAAGCTTTTCAAAAGCTTTAGCAGAAACTATAGTTCTTGGAAAAGAATTAAACAAATCTATGAAAGAATTAGCACAAAGAATTATGGTAAGTATTCTTCAAAAAATTATTGAAAGAATTGCACTTTTGGCAGTTGAAAAAGCATTACAAATAGCTTTAGTTTCTTGGGAAGAAAGAAAAAGACAAAAAATTGAAGAACAAAATAACGCATTAAAAAAACAATTAGGATTAAGAGCAGCTTTAGGAGTGTCTAGTTTCTTTGGTAATTTTTTTGGAAAACAATCTGGGGGAGCAGTATCAAAAGGCAAACCAACTATTGTAGGAGAACGTGGCCCAGAACTATTTGTACCAAACCAAACAGGACAAATTACACAAAACGCAAGAGGAGCTGGTGGGGGTAGTGTTAATGTAAATTTTTCAATAACAACTTTAGATGCTACTGGATTTTCTGAAATGTTAGCACAAAACAGAGGAACAATTACATCTATTATTAATAATGCTATGAACGAAAAAGGAGCAAGAGGTATCGTATAATGAGTGGAGCATTTCCAATATCAACTTCTAAATTTGAAACATTAGGCATTAAGTCTATTCAACCAACTCTTATTTCTAAATCTATAAGTGGAAAAAAGTTATCAAGAACGATTGATGCACAACGATGGGCATTTACTATTTCTGTTATTACCTCAACTAGAGCAACTGCGTATGGAGAGTTAATGGCTTTTATAGTTAAGCAAAGAAGTGGAAAAGAAAACTTTACTGTTGTTCCTCCAGAAATAGAAGATGCTAGAGGAAGTGAAACAGGAAGTGTTTTAGTTAATGGTAATCAATCGGCTGGAGATACAACAATCGCTATGGATGGATTTGGTGGAGATGGAGCTGGAAGATTTAAAGCTGGAGATTTTATTAAGTTTGCCAGTCATACAAAAGTTTATATGGTGGTAAGTGATGTAACTTCATCAAGCAATGCAGCAACAGTTACGATTGAACCGCCTTTAGTTGCTGACATAGTAAATAATTCAGCAGTTACTTATGATGATGTTGCTTTTACAGTTCATTTAACTAATGACGTACAAGAGTTTGGTGCAGTTGGATCAGATAAAGATGGAGGTATTTTATATAAATATGAATTTGATGTTGAAGAAACTTTATAATTTTATAATAGAAGGAGGTTATATGCCAAAGAAGAAAAAGAAGAAAAAGAATAAGAAGAAGAAGAAAAAAGGCAAAAAGAAAAATAAGAAGTATTAAATGAAATACTTGGTTAAGCATTGGATTAATGTTGATATGTTAGCTGAAGAAATAGTAGATAGCGAACACATTAACATTGATACAAATGATTTAGGAAAATTTAAAGAACCAAGCAAAAATGCTAAATATAAATTAATAGATACAATAAAGGTAAAACGAACAAGTTACGAACAATATGACAAGGAGTCTAACATCAGGGGTAAAAACCCATCTAGCAACAAATGAAATTAAACCTGTTCATTTGATTACCATAGGTTTTGGCACACCACAAAATATTACTGATTGTGTTCACAATTTAACTTCAAGTGTTTCAGGTTCTAGTGTTACTTATACATCAAATAGTTTTTTAGTTAATATACCAGAATATTCAGAAGAAACTGATATTAATAAATCCAGCTTAACCATCTCTTTATCAGGAGCAGATCAAACTTATATCTCATTAGCTTTAGCAGAAAATATTGTTAATGATGCAGTTACTATTTATAGAGCATTTTTAGATTCTAACAATGCTATTATTGCTGATCCTTTTTTATTATACAAAGGCAATATAGAAACTTATTCTATTCAAGAAACAGAAACAGATTCAGTATTAAATCTTAATGTTGTTTCTCATTGGGCAGATTTTGAAAAAAAATCAGGAAGAAAAACTAATAATACATCTCAACAAAGATTTTTTAGTGGAGATTTAGGTATGGCTTTTTCAAGTGAAAATGTTTTAGATATTAAATGGGGTAGATCATAATGGGTTTATTTAAAGCAGTAAGAAAAGTATTTAAAAGTGCCACTAAAGTTTTAAAAGTTACAAGAGTGTTTAATTTTTTAAAAATAAATCCTTGGGTTGCTCTAGCTGTCTTTGCAGTGGGTTGGTTATATTTTTCATCAAGACGACCTGAAAGTCCTGATTTTGGAGATAGTGATTTTAATAATTTTGAAAAGGGCATTTTACTTAATCATCAATCAAACGATATGTCTATTCCTGTTGTTTATGGAGAGAGAAAAATTGGTGGCACAAGGGTGTTTGTAGAAACCAGCGGAACAGATAACGAATTTTTATACATTGCATTAGTTTTATGTGAGGGTGAAATTGAAAGTGTAGATAAAATATATATAGATGACAAAGAGGTTACTTGGTCTGGAACTTTAGCAGATGATACTTTAAGAACAGTAGGCTCTGGAGATGGAAATTTTTATAAAGATAGTGCAAGTTTAATTAGTGTAAAATGTCATTATGGAACTGATAGTCAGGCACAATGCGATTTATTAGGAACATTAACTAATTGGACAACAAACCACCGATTAAGAGGACTTGCATATATATCATTAAAAATAAAATGGAATCAAGATGCTTTTTCAGGACTGCCAACAATTCACGCATTAATTAAAGGAAAAAAAGTAGTCGCTTATAATTCTAGTTCTATTGCACAAACAGCCGCACATTCAGATAACCCAGCTTGGTGTTTATTAGATTATTTAACAAATGAAAGATATGGAAAAGGAATACCCATAGCCAATATTGATATACCAAGTTTTTATACAGCTTCAGGAGTTTGTGATACTGATGTAACTGCTTATGGTTCAACAACAATAGATGTTTTAGATTGTAATGCAGTTATAGATACATCAAGAAAAGTTTTAGACAATGTTAGAGAATTAGCAAAAGGTGCAAGATCATTTTTACCATTTACAGGTGGTAAATATAAAATGATTGTTGAAACAACTGGTTCAGCTTCTATTACTTTAACCGAAGATGATATTGTTGGTGGGTATAGTTTAGCAAGTGAAAGTAAATCAAATAAATTTAACAGAGTTATAGTTTCATTTATAAACCCAGCACGTAACTATCAAGTGGACGAGGTGCAGTGGCCAGAATTAGATGATAGTGCTTATGCGTCAGCTGACCAACACGCAACAATGAAAACTGCTGATGGTGGATTTTTACTTGAAGGAAGATTTGACTTTAGTACGATCACTTCTCCGTATCAAGCACTTGAGTTAGCAGAGGTAATTTGTAGAAGATCAAGAGATTCAAAAGGACTACAATTAACAGTAGGATTTGATGCTTATGATTTAGCAATAGGTGACATAGTTAATATTACAATTTCTTCTTTAGGCTATTCTGCAAAACCACATAGAGTTATAGGAATTACTTTTAGAGAAGATTATCTTATGGATTTAAATTTAGTTATTCATCAAGATGCTCATTATACTTGGGCAACAAAAACACAAGTGACAGCAACACCAAGTACAAATTTACCTAATCCTTATTCTGTATCTGCACCAGCTTCAGTTACATTATCCGATGAAATGGTAGAATATTCAGATGGAGTGGTTATTACTCGTTTAAATGTTTTAGTTGGAGCAAGTACAGATTTATTTGTTCAGTATTATCAAGTGGAAACTAAATTAAGTACAGAATCAGATTATAAAATTATAGGAAAGGGAACTCAATTAAATTATCATCAATTAAATGTTGTAGATGATAAAACCTATGACGTAAGGGTAAAAGCCATCAATGCTTTGGGTGTCAGTTCTACTTATACTTCTGGAAGTAGAAAAATAGTGGGAGCGACAGAAACACCCAACGATGTCACTGACCTATCAGTTAGTATGGTTGGCTCAAATCAAATGGAATTAACTTGGACACCTGTTTCAGATTTGGATATAAGCTGGTATGAGATAAGATACCAAAATGTAACAAGTGGTGCGACTTGGAATCAAAGTACACCTTTGACTAAAGTTACAAGAAGAAAATCTGATAGTGTAACTGTTAATGCAAAAACAGGAGCCTTTCTTATTAAGGCAGTAGATAAATTAAATAATAGTAGTGCTTCTGAATCTATTGTGTATAGTAATATTTCAGGATTACAGGCATATAATACTGTGGCAACTTATAGTGAATAAATATGGCAACTTTTTCAGGAACATTAGATACAAATATTTCTCATAATTACGATAACCAAAGTCGTTTAGTTTTAATATTAGATACGATTACTAATTGGGACGATACTGTTGGCAACATAGATAGTGCAGAGGGAAATGTAGATTTAGGTGGAACTGATGCTACTTCTAATCCTAATTATTATACTGCTAATATAAACTCATCAGGCTATTATACTTTTGCAAATACTTTAACTCTTGATGCTATTTATGATGCGACTTTTGTTATAGATGCTGGAATGAGTACGGAAGATGAATATGATCTCTTTGATTCTGGACGTGGTGCATCACTTTTTGAGGACGCAAAATCTCCATTTGACGGAAGTGCAGAAGTACATTGTGGCTCAGAAATTCAAGTAGGTTCTTCAAATAGTAGTTTAAATGATATATCTACCTATCAAAAAATCGCACAGCAAGGTACAATCAAAGGTAGATATTTTAAATTTAGATGTAAATTAACTAACGATGATAATAAAACAAAACCAAAGGTGCATTCTTTAAGTTTTACACTAGCTTTAGAAAAAAGAACATTATCCGATCAAGATGTTTCTTCAGGAACAGGTGCAAAAGCGATTACTTTTGCCAATTCCTTTTATGCAATACCTAGTATTGGAGTCAGTGCTCAAGGTCTTGCAACTGGTGATTATTATGCTATAACATCAAAAAGTAAAACAGGATTTACCATACAATTTTTTAATAGTAGTGGGTCAGGTATAAGTAAAACATTTGATTGGCAAGCCGTAGGATATGGCTTGAAATCTTCCAGTTAAAGAGGTAAAAAGAAAATATGAGTTCAGTTTCAGATTATACATTAGACAATCAGGGTTTCAGTGCGTTTCGTACTGAACTTAATAATATTTTAGCGGCAGTTAATACATTAAATTCTGCTTCTTCTGCACCAGATTCAAAAGTAGCTGGAAGTTTATGGTTGGACACAACTTCTGCGGCTTCACCAACATTAAAATATTATGATGGTTCAGATTGGATTTCACTTTGTACTATTGACCATTCAGCAAATACTGTTAATTGGTTAGATTCAACTGTTTCAATTACAGGACTTTCCACTTCTGCATCAGGTACAGTTTTAACTTTAGCTGACGCAACAATTACTTTAAGTCCATCAACTTATGTAAGAGTAGATGGTGGAGCAACACAAGCTGGAGAAGTTAGATTATACGAAGATTCAGACGATGGTTCTAATTATGTTGGATTCAAAGCACCCAACGTAGGAACTTCATATACTTTAACTTTACCAACTGCGACTGGAAGTGCAAATCAAGTTTTAGCAACAAATGGTAGTAGTGTTTTAAGTTGGGCGGATAATGAAGACCCAACTGCACTTGCAATTGCCTTGGGTTGATAATAAAAGGAAAATAGGAGAAAAAAAAATAAATGGCAAACACATTCAAAGTAGTAACATTTGCAGCAGAACCAGCAAGTGCTGGAACAGCTTATACTATGTACACAGTAGCTGGAAGCACCACTACTGTTATTCTTGGTTTAGTTCTTTCCAACATTCACTCATCAGCAGTTACAGTTGAAGTAGAACTACATAGTGATACAGCAAATAGAGGTGGAGCAAACAATGTTACCAATGGAATATCTTATTTAGTTAAGGACGTTACAATTCCTGCTGGAAGTTCTTTGGAACTTTTATCTGGTGGAAAAGTTGTTATGGAAACAACTGACGTACTTAAAATAGATTGTTCTGTGGCTGACAAAGTTTCAGGTACACTTTCCATAATGGAAATAACATAATAATTAGGAGATAAAACAAATGAGTTATATAGGTTCTAAACCAGCTAATAAGCCAGTAGTTGGAAGTGATCTTGATCCAACAATAATAACTGGTCAAACAGCGATTGGAGCAACACCAGCAGACACAGATGAACTAATAATTTCTGATGCTGGAGTTTTAAAGCGAATGGATTATTCGCATATTAAAGGTGGTGGAAAAATTGGACAAGTAGTACAAACAGTTAAAACTGATAGATCAACTTATGGTACTGCCTCTTTTGCAGATATTTCTGGTATGTCAGTTAATATTACTCCAGCAGCAACAACTTCAAAAATTTTAGTAATGACTGATGCTTTTATTTCGGTGACATCTAATTATGGCGCACATATAAAATTAGTAAGAGATAGTACAGATATTTATATAGGTGATGCGGCAAGTAGTAGATCAAGAGCATCAAAAGGTTCAGTTCATTATCATGGAGCAAGTGGATTTTCTATGTCATTTATGTATTTGGACAGTCCATCAACTACAAGTGCAACAACATATAAGCTCCAATGGTATCCTGAAAGTAGTGCAACTATTGCAATCGGAGGAACTCAAAACGATGGAGATGCTGTTTATGTTTCAAGAACAGCTAACTCAATTACAGTTATGGAGGTACTAGCATAATGACAGATATTATAAGTGCAATTAAAGCAATCAAAGCAGATGCTCATGTAACTGTTAATGGAGAAACAGTTGAAGGAATTATTTGGCATGATGATAATCCAACTAATATTACCAACGAAGCAATTTTAGCAAAACAAGCAGAACTTCAAGCTGACTATGATGCTAAACAGTATCAAAGAGATAGAGCAAAAGAATATCCAGCTATTGAAGATCAACTAGATGATATTTATCACAATGGCATTGATGGTTGGAAAGCTACAATTAAAACAACTAAAGATAAATATCCAAAGGAATAATTTATGGCATATATAGGAAAAGAACCAATCGTAGGAAACTTTCAAAAGTGTGATGCGATTACAGTTGTCAATGGACAAGCAGCATACACACTACAAGTTAGTTCTACAAATGTAGTTCCTGAAAGTGCAAATCATATGTTGGTTTCACTTAATGGAATTTTACAAGCACCCGTTACTTCCTTTACAGTATCAGGCTCAACACTTACCTTTGCTTCAAATTTAGCAACTGGCGATGTTATAGATTTTGTAATCTTGCTTGGTAATGTTTTAGATTTAGGAGTACCTAGTGATGATACAGTAGGTGCGGCACAAATTAAAAATGATCTTATTTCAGGAACAACTGCTTTAGCATCTGCTCCAGCCGATACTGATGAGTTCTTGGTTAGTGATGCTGGAACACTTAAAAGAATTGATTACAGTTTAATTAAAGGCGGAAATACTCCATATTTTTATGGAAAAAAAGCATCTGATCAAACAACTACAAGATCAGTTCTTACAAAACTAACAGGATTTACTACTGATGAACTAGATAGTGATACTGCTTTTGATGGAACAACTTTTACTGTACCAAGTGGTAAAGGTGGAAAATATTTAATTGGAGCAACTATTGAAGCAAGTTTTGGTTCCGTTGGAAATGATGGAGAAAGAGCTGTGGCTTCTATTTATACTGAAGGTTCTGCTGTTAGTACTGTTGGCGCACAAAATACAGGCGGAGATGATATTCTTTTAACAAATACTCCAACTGTTATTTTAGATTTATCAGCAACAGATACGGTTGAAGTTTATGGTGCAACCGATGACGCAAATGCTAGTGGAACTGCAATATCAGCAACAACAGACAGTACATTTTGGGGATTTAAAATAGGATAAAAATTATGGCAACAATAACAACTCAAATAGAATTATATTTAGAAGCAAATTCAAAATCTTATAAAGAAGAAAGAAGTAATATTATTCTTCAAAATGATGGTACTGAAGATTACATTCATACTTGGAATGTTTCAGGAGTAGCAAAACCTACTGCTGAACAATTAAATTCTTATGATAGTAATGCAACAACAAGAGAAAGTAATAATGTTCAGATTAAAAACCGTAGAGCTGAATATGGATTACCACGACAACAAATAGCGAATATTATAGAAAATGGTTTAGAAGCTGAACAAGCTAGAGTTCAAGCTATCAAAGACAAATATCCAAAGGAGTAATCAATGGCAATCAAAGTAGCCAATAACCAATCAATGACTGGGATTACAGCTTTACCATCAGCAGTATCTGGTGGTGCTTGGACTTTACTTTCTACACAAACCGCTTCATCAAGTGCAACAATAAGTTTTACATCAGGATTAGATGATACCTATGATGCTTATTGTTTTAGGTTTTATAATATTCATCCATCTGTTCACGAAACTGAATTTAGTTTTAATATGAGTGTAGATGGTGGCTCAAATTATAATGTTACAAAAACAACAACTCGTGTATCCGTATATCACAAAGAAGATGATAGTGGAACTCCAGCTATCACTTACCACGCTTCAAGTGATTTAGCACAAGCAACTGGCTTTCAGGATCTATTTCAAAATATTGGAATTGATAATGATCAATCCGCTTCTGGATATTTATATTTATTTGATCCATCATCTACAACTTATGTGAAGCATTTTATATCAAGAGGAAATATAGCGGAAGCTAGTGATTATACAGAGGAAAATTATACTGCAGGTTATGGAAACACTACATCAGCAGTAGATGCTGTTCAATTTAAAATGGATAGCGGAAATATAGATAGTGGAGTAATAAAATTATATGGCATTAGTTAAATACAATAACAATTCTATATCAGCTATTACAACTGCTGGAACTTTAGCAACTGGTGCAATGGTTTTGATTAAAGAACAAACAGCATCTTCAAGTTCTACGATTGATTTTGTTGACGGCTCGTCAGATGTGGTTTTGGATAATACATATCCTATTTATTTATTTAAGTTTATTAATATTCATCCAGCTACTAATAATGCACATTTTACTTTTCAAGGAAGTACAGATACTGGTTCAAGTTATGGAGTAAATATAACAAGTTCAGCATTTTCAACAGAACATAATGAAGCGGATAGTTCAACTGATTTAAGTTATCAAACAGGTGTCGATTTGGCTCAATCTACAAGTTTTCAAAGAATTACAAGTAGTAATGAATATGATAATGACAATGCCGCAGTAGGATTTTTATATCTTTTCAATCCAAGTAATACTACTTTTGTAAAGCACTTTATAATTAGAGGAAATACAGTTGCACAAGCATATACAGTTGGGACTCACATAGCTGGATATTTCAATACCACATCAGCTATTGATGCTATTCAATTTAAATTTAGTTCAGGAAATATAGATGCAGGAAAAATCAAACTCTATGGATTAAAGGATAGTTAATGGCTTTAGTAAAATTAAATAATAGAGGAGTAAGATCGGTAAGTACCTTTGGTAGTATTTCTAGTTTAGGTACTTATACTTTTATTAAAAAAATAACTGCTTCTTCATCTTCAACTATATCGTTTGTTGATGGAACAAGTGATGTTGTTCTTGATGATACTTACAAGGAATACTTATTTACTTTTAATAATATTCATCCACAAACTGATAATGCTGATTTTGGTTTTACTTTATCTATTGATAGTGGCAGTAATTATAATGTTGCAAAAACCTCAAGTTATTTCAATGCTTATCAGAATGAGGCAGGTACTGCTACAGCATTAACTTATCAAACTGATTATGATTTAGCACAAGGTACAGGAGCTCAATTTCTTTTAAATGATTTAGGTAATGATGCTGACCAGTCAGGCTGTGGATTTTTACATCTTTTTGATCCATCATCTGCAACTTATGTAAAACATTTTATATTTCAAGGTCCAATTATAGTTGGTGGAGATTTTGCGGCTGGAAATTATATGGCTGGATATGGAAATACTACAAGTGCTGTGGACGCAGTCCAGTTTTCAATGAACTCAGGAAACATAGATGCTGGGGACATCTGCCTTTATGGCATAGCTTGATAAACATTAAAAAAAGGAGTATAGATAAAAAATTATGGCAAGACATCATTTAATAAATGGAAATGTAGTACCTTTTACACCTGAAGAGGAAGCGGCTAGAGATGCTGAGGAACAGGCTTTTGCTGATGGTGCATTTGATCGTGCTATTGCAGATTTAAGAAGTAAAAGAAATAGATTATTAGCTGAAACAGATTTTTATGCTTTATCAGATGTTACTATGTCTGATGATATGAAAACTTACAGACAAGACCTGCGTGATCTTCCTGATGGTTTAACTACTGTGGAAGAAGTTAATAATGTTACCTATCCAACTAAACCTTGATTAAAAAACTTTTAAGGGAGTTTTAAATGCAACTTTCAAAACATTTCAAATTAAAAGAATTTACTAAGTCACAAATTGCGGCTAGGAATGGAATTAACAATACTCCTCATAGTGGCGATCTTAAAAATTTAGAAGATTTATGCTATGAAGTATTAGAACCCATACGAGCTAAATTTGGTGTGGTAACTATCAATTCTGGATTCAGATGTTTAGAATTAAATCGTCTTTTGAAATCTTCCGATTCGAGTCAGCATACAAAAGGACAAGCAGCAGACATAGAAGTATTAGGAACTTCTAATTTAAAGGTAGCTCATTGGATTAAAGATAATGTGGACTTTGACCAGTTGATATTGGAGTTTTGGAACTCTGAAAGCGAAGATTTAAATGTTGGATGGATTCATATATCGTTTGATGAAAAAGGATCAAATAGAAAACAAGTCTTAACATTTGATGGAAAAAGTTATAAGAATGGACTTCCTGAAATGAAATATAGATATGATAAAATGGGAAATGAGATAATAGAATAAATATGTTTTTTAAAGGAATTGAATTTTTAAACAATTTATTTAAACACTTAAACAAGGAAAAGAAAATGCCAAAAAGCAAATACAAAAAATTTAAAAAGAAAGCTGGAAAAACTGGCAAAGGAAAATCTTATACTTATCCTAGAAAGAAAAGGAAAAATAAATGAGTATTATAGATATTAACAATATGCCTTTTGGATTAGGAGTCCAAAAAGGATTAGTTAAAAATTTCACAGGTATTCATAAATTTGGATTGAATACTGCTGTTGGAACTACTGCATTTGAAACTATTTGGGACGGGAACAATACTTATACTTACCCATCATCTGCTGGAACTGCTACTGCAACTTCATCAGATACTTCATCTGACAATACAGGAACAGTTGAAATAACAGGATTAGATTCAAACTATGATGTAGCCACAGAAACATTAACAATTGGTGGAAGTGCTGGTTCAACATCTTTTATCAGAGTTTATAGAGCCATAATGAAAACAGCTAATACAGGAAATACAAATGTTGGAGTTATTTCAATTACAGTATCATCAACAACAGTAGCACAAATAAGAGCTGGTTATGGTCAAACCTTAATGTGCGTTTATACTGTTCCAAGAAAGCATACTGCTTATCTAATGCAATTAGATGTTGGAAGTTCTAAAGACCAAGAAAATGAAATTAGATTTATTACAAAAGAAATTAATAATGGAAATGTATGGGCAACAAAAGCATTTATAACTACTAGAGGTGGTTTTGTAGAAAAGAATTATGCTGTTCCAATTGTTATAACAGAAAAAACAGATATTGAATTAATTGCTAAATCAAGTTCAACTTCTGCTATCGCTGGTGGTTTTGAATTATTTATAGAACAAGTTGATCAAAGCTAATGCCATCACAAAGTCAAAAAAATGGAGAAGCGATTATTCGGATTGAGGGCGAGTTAAAATTACTCAAACAAGAAATTCAACATATACGAGGAAATCATATTACCCATTTAGAAATGAGAATTTCACGAATGGAAAAAGTAATGTGGACTATTTGTTTAATCGCAATCACTCACTTACTTTTTACAGTATTGCAATAATTCAACTTATAACATATATACTATATGTAGTATATGTTTAAATCAATTTTAGTTATATCCGATCTTCATATTCCCTATCATCATCAAGATAGCTTTGAATTTTTAAAAGCAATTAAGAAAGAATTTAAACCAGACTTCATTGTTAATAT